ATGCTGCGAGCTATGAATAGTTTTGCTGCTAACACAGGCATGCCACTTATATCCGGAGCAATTGGAGCACTCTCGGTGTCCCATATTTCCTTTCCGGAGATGCTGGCCGTAGTCATCCCCGCTTTTACTCGGTCGATAGTGGCGGACATTTTTGATACATCATTACCCGCTAGGTAGAGATGCACTCCGACAATATCCACCCAGTTTTTCATCGGGGTATTCCCGACATCGCCACTGGATGCTGCGAGCATTCCGGTAAAATACGCCTCAGCGGTGCCTCCTGCTGTGGAGGCCCATGCGGTCAAGGGAGGGCTGACAATCTTTGCTGTAGGGTCAACTGCCTTGATTGCCTGGTTCGCGCGCCGGGTCATTTCAGACAGCTTCGCGAAGGTGCCAGAGAAGTAAAATACTTTGCTGGATAAACCTTCTGCGGTTACTGATGTTCCATCGTTGTTGTAGTTCGGCTCGTTCCAGACTTCGTAATACTTGATCTTGCCAAGATACCGAATAGCCACGGCGGTACAGTAAGAGTCCCAATCCGACATATTTGAAGGTTCAGCCTGAATCCCGAGGTTGGAAGGTCCGTAAGCGCCCTCTTCAGTTGGCCTTGCCGATGCCCAGGTAGGGGTTCCGAACAGCGTGAACAGAATGTCCCGACCCGCTGCGTAATGGGTATTTACCCATGAATCAAGATCAACCCAATCCCACGTGCTTGAAGTAGGCTGGATGTACTGCCATCGCGCCTTGCCGCCGTCCATATCGTGGGAACGCACCGATCCTGCAGTACACCCTGACTGACTGTCGTTTGCGCGATACTTTATGTGAACACCGAAGAACTTATTGCCAACGGATGTGGGGGATGTCGATACAGAAGAAACTGGTAGAGATGGTATTGCCTGTACGTTGGCATCAAAAGTAGCCAAGTCTTGATCCAGACAAAATGTCGCACGAGTGCCGGTGAACTGCGCCCCATAGTGGCTCTTGGGGTAATTCGCGCTCACCCCATTCGTTACCACGAAATCTGTCATGTGGTGCCTGGGTAATACCAGATTGAATAGCCGCGTAAAATGATCTGCTCAGATGCGACGTTTGCGCCCCAGTTGCACTTAAAGTCTATCGCCACGTCCTGAGCCGTATCTACCGCGGTTGTAGTATCGAGATTAGACGTGCTGTACGCCGTGCTGTTGAGCATGATTTGCGAACTCAGGCTGTTCGCGTTTTTGACGGCAAGCACAAACCACGCATTGGCCGTAGTGGTTGCAGTAGGTCCGGTAATCCAGTTCCCGCCCCAATCAACGCGAAGAGTTTTGGTGCTGGCTGAGTTGGTGTATTTCCAGTCCTGCTCAATGACAATTTTGCCATTGAGATTCATAGTGCCAGCAGGCACCGTGACCGTGGCGAGCGTAGTGTAGGTATTATCGGTAGAGTTGTTGGATGACCTTGTTACGGGTGCGTAGGATTGCGCTATCAGTCTTGGAGTTGGTACATTCGGCCACATTACATGACGCTCCAGGTATCAGCAGCAGCTCCTGTAAACCTTACATGTGATATCCTCGCTGTCGCTACCACCACGATCATTGTGGATGATGTCTTGTCATACGTTGGAGTGAAGTACTCTGACCCACCGTCCGTTGAAAATTCTATCAATCTACCGGCGTTTGCTGACTTCAAGGTCACCGTCATCGGCAGCCTTTGAGCTGGAGAAATAGGTATAACCTCGGGAGTCGTTCCTGCCAGTGAGTCACTGAAGACATCTAGTCGAACCGTAGCCATACCTACTCCTTATTATTTTTTAAAAGGTTTGTACTTCTCTCCCTTCTCGGATACTTCGCGCTTTTCCTTCTTCTTGGACTCGAATTTCTCCATTGAAGGGAACTTACCTTTGGCTGGCTTGCTTGGTTTCATATATTTCTCCTTGTCAATTACCCTTTAATGTAGCCGGTCCTCTTGTTTTTGTCAAATACTTCTTGTTTTGTTTCACTGGAAAATCAGATAGTTTCATTGTTTTTTGTGGTTTTCCTGCTCTTGCCATCAGGGCTTTATAGTCTCTGTTATTCGCATGGGTTGGGGTTATTACTTGCTGTCGTCTGGAGGGGAGCTTTATTCCAGATATACCGGCCTTGGGACCGGACTTTGTGGGTTGAGTGTGTGGTGCAGGAACATACTCGCAGGTGGATTCTTCTTCCGGAATGTCGACTACGACAATCTCCGGTTCGGACATCTCGTGAGGCTTGAGCGGCCTGAAGGTGCCTCTTCCCGGCTGGGCCCTACCTTGCGTGGTATCCCAGATATATTGGTCGAGAGAAAGCGACCCCTGATATGAGGTTAGAGATATACCTGTAAGCTGTATTGTTATGCTCTGGCCGGTTGCCGACGGCGCCAGGGTTCCTTGCGAGCTTGTTAGAGCCTGGCCTGATAACGCAACAGAGGTTGCCGGCACCAGGGTGCCTTGGGCTGATGTTGCTGCCTGTCCCGATAGAGCAACTGCAGTTGCCGGCACCAGGGTGCCTTGGGCGGTTGTCGCAGCTTGTCCGGTTAAGGCTAACGATCCTGACTTTGTGAAGCCGAGCGAGCCTTGTCCTGTGGCAAGAGATTGACCTGATAGCGCTACTGTCACATCGGATGAACCTGCTACCGCCAGTGTGCCCTGCCCTGCCGTTAGAGCTTGGCCTGTTAAGACTACTGAAGTACTGGGAGCTAATGTGCCTTGCGCACTGGTCAGGGACTGGCCTGTTAAAGCAACTGAAGTGCTTGGGGCTAGAGTGCCTTGGGCACTTGTGAGGGACTGGCCGGTCAAAGCTACCGATGTTGCTGGTGCTAATGTGCCTTGGGCACTGGTAAGTGATTGTCCGGTTAAAGCTACACTACCTGTTACTGCTGATACTGCCCATAAGCGTCTAGGCTGGGCTCGCCAGAGCCGCCAAACATTCTCGGTTAACCTGAGTACCTCTTCTCGCGTTAAGGCGCGATTCCACGCAGCAGCGAACGGAATACTGGCGTTGGCAAATCTGCTAGTCGTGTTGTATGCCTCACACCCAACCGTAATCCGAGAACTAACATCAGTCCCGAAATCTCCAAGCCCAGTTCCCCCTACACCAGCGCCGAATGATGAGGTAACATCAACCCCATCAACGTACAAAGTAGCATCTATCCCGGATCGAAAAATACCGACAAAGAGATGAAATTTCCCGTCTATAGCCCCTGATGCATTACCGTACCCTTGGTTAGCGCCGTTATAGGCTTCTATCGATAAGGTGCCGGATGCCGCACTGCCAGTGTTTCCGTCCATATTCGCGTACAGCGCAATTTGCTTGTACGGGGACCCATTCATCATCACGCCGACGAGGCATGACTCTCTTGCCTCAGCAACCGGGTTTGCGACCACGGCAAAAGTCACACCGCCAGAACCATTCCCATTTGACCCGACAATAGGGCCTCGTGACCATTCGGCTACTTGTGCTACACCTGCCCCGTACAGAGATAGCCCCTGCGGGACCGGCACCTTTGCGCGATTCCAAGTAGACGCCCATGTCCCTGAGACTGAGTCGAATGGGCCTACTGATGGATTGACCGCAAAGGCTAGGCCATTGTTTAACGAATCGCCTTTATCTAGCGGTGCCGGGTAAGTGGGTTGCTGAAGTATCTGCCCCTTACGGAGAATGAGAGACACGTTTAGACGGTGCTCACACTATCCAGCGATACTAGCCATCCGATCACATCTACTGTCTGGCCAGAGGCATTTGAGGCGGAATCTACGACCAGCCTTATCCGCCCGACATTAGACAGATCAATATCCCCTGAGAACATCTCGGCAAAGTCAGTAACTGTAATTCCGTTCGTGTGGTTTCTAGTCTGCGCATCCTCAAAAGTAGGAGTCGCTGAGGAAATGGACTTGACGCGAGACCATTCGGAGTTCGCCGGGGTGCCTGTCTCCCGGAAATAAAGAACATCTCCGCCTGTGATTCCTGTACCAGACGCAAGTACGGAGGTAGTGTTTCCGGCGGTAGTTGCTCCACTCAGCGTTGTCGCGTTACAGGTGGTTTTCCCGTACTGGCTTGACCAGATATATAACGGATACCACTCGTCATTGCCGCTGGACTTCGCGGAGGCGTCCAGGCGGAATAATACTTCCCACGACAAGGCAGTAGCTATCGTTCGGCCCATCTTGACGAAGTAGCGAGCAGCAAACTTCGTAGAAACATCTATCGCTGAACCCACAGTGACAGTCGCAGATGCTTGCTGCGTGAGCGCGAGTAGGGCTGTTCCCTGTGTCTTATTTGCGGTTGTAGTCGTCATTGTCTGCTCGCGAAGAGTTTATTGGTCATGAAAGGAAGCCCCAAGACCTCGCATCTGGATGCGGACTTTAGCGCCAAATTCTTGATGTTGGCGGATTCAGTAGGTGTGAGCACATTACCTGCTGCCGCTGTTGCCAGCTGATCCAGCATCCCTTGTGTAGCTTGACTCCCAATGTCTAAACCCTCTCCAGAGATGAATTTCCACGCCCACTTAAGCGCTGGGATTGTTGACGCTGCAGCGTCTAGCTTGTCTAACACAGCAGCTGCTGCGGCTGGTCCCCCAGGGTAGTCGGACAGAATCCCGCGAGCCGTGATAATACGAGACTTGACCATCATTTCAGTCAATCCATTCATAAGGTCAAGCACAACCCACGGCTGATCAGACAGGAACACCGCATACCCCTTTCCTTCGGGGTCGTTGGCTATCTCCGAGTTCAGGATTGCTTTCTGCTCGTCGGTTAAAGTGGTCATTTGGGCATCACAATGTTAGGTCCAAGCTTGTTCTTGTCCATTTCTATATTCAGCTCGAATGCCCGTGCAAAGAAGTCCTGGGGGCACATGCGTCCAAGAACCTCTTTCTCGTATGCATGCTTGCAGTGATCAGCACCTTGGAACGGATAAAATAGTGCGTTGACAAACTTCTCCATAGATGCATACGTTGGTATGTGATCCAACCTGTAACAGCGTGAAGACATAGTCTCCCCGGCTGACCCGCCAAGTATTGCGTTCATCAGCACGTCAAGCCCTATTACCGTCTGATATACCCACTCCTTAAAGTCGGCCCACATCACGCAAGCCTCAGCAATCCAGTGGTTTGGTCGTTGGTTGGCATTGTCAAAGTGAAGTTGCCTGCTGTAACCGTCTGTGAACTGAACGTGAATGACGCCACCGCCTTATTCGACTGTGTCGAGTTGTAGATCAGACAGCAATCGAACGCTGTACTCAGCGTCACGGTGGTCCAGGCAAAGCTCGCAGATGGTGTCCAGTACGTTATGTCCGAGGCGTTTGCCGGCGCGTTTGCGTTGGTTACAGTGACCCCACCTGCGGTGTAATTGGTACCTGATACCTCGTTTGTTGTGCTGTAGGCCGTGGTGGATTTGTTCACCGTCGCTGTTGCTAGATAAAGCGCTGCTTTGAAGGTGTCAGCACCGGTTCCAGCTCGCACTACTGAAGTGCCGAAGGCGTGAATTCCTCCAAACAACTCCGTTTTAAAGCTGTTGCAGATAGCTTGTGTGTTTGCCACTTATATCTCCTTATCCAAATTCCGCTTGAGCTGAGCCCAGTCGCAGTCCAGTTTTGTTGTAAACATGCACGCTGCGGCGCACTACTTCACCTAGATGGGTATAAATTTCTGCCATTGTTATGCTGTCTGGAGAGTCGTACCACTCTGTCTTGTAGTCCAGAAATTCAACCGGCATATTGCCCTTGGTTGTCCAAATCATCGGGGTAGGGTCTGGCTCACGCATGTGTTATCCTTGTGGTTGTTGCTGGAAATTGTCTGTTACAGGGGCGCCGTTCTGGAGCTTCTGCTGGTTCATTTCTGTGCTACCCGGCCCCTGCGGCTGCTGGCCTGGGGGTATCCCCTGCTCTACCTGAGCCATCTGCGCCTGGGATGCTGCCTCGGCTGCCCAACGTTTTCGAAGTACCTCGATCGGCGGCACAAGTCTGGCCGAGTCCATGTCCAAACCTTTCGCGGCTTCTCGCAATAAATCCGCGATTCCTTCTAAGCCAACCACCTTTTGGACGATTGGAGAGTTGAGCGACAGCTGCAGGAACTCATTGCGCCGTACTGTTGCCGTCTCCTTGTTCATCAGTGCCAGTACGCCCTTGGCATTAATTTGTACGTCGCCTTTCAAAGTAGCGTCGTCGGAGTACAGCATGTTGTGTGCATACCACCGCTGCAGCAGCGGCTCTATAATCTGCACATCGATCGTGGATATGACTTGCTTGATGGACTTGCCGGCACTCTGCAGCATCATCGACAACCCGGAGGCTGTACGCCCTGCTCCTCCCGGAGCGCTGTCCCCGGTTATGTACCGCGGCACGCCACTGGTCTCATCTGCCAGGATTGCAAACTTGTCGTAGATAGCTGCTAGTTCGTTGGCATGTGAATCTGGTTGGAAGAACTGCAAGGGAGCTGCTGAACTACCGTACTGGTCATCTTTAAACTGCCACAACTTCCAAGGAATCATCTGCGTGATATCTTCGCCATCGGCCAGTCGAGTGACATTGATGCCTACCTGCGGACCAGACGCTATGCCCATGTTGTTGGCCAGGGCCCGGGCAGCGGAATTACACATCATGGCTGCGTCACGAACCAGGTCAGCAACAGAGTTGCCCCAGAACGCTCCTGGGATAGTTTCCCAGCTTGCTTTGTAGTAAGGCTTACGGCCCAGCGGGTCGTAGTTCAGGGTTGCCTTTATTACCCAGTCACCTATAAGCCACGCCTCTACGTTGTATTCTTTAGTGGGGTCGGGAATTTCTTCCTCGGTCATACCCCATTCCAGCAACGATTCTCCGGACACCGACCCCCAATATTGCAGTGCGTCGATCTCAGGGTCAGGGGCTGACATCACACCATTTACATGCTTTCCTTCAGCAAGGGCTTCCTGGGTGTCGTTCCACAGCCACTGCCTCAATCCTGTTTTTCCGTACTCCGATAGCACAGCACGTATGGCCTTGTCATCGTAGCTTTCTACACCCACGAGCTGGTCCAGGTCAGCACGGGACATGCGGTGCCGCTCTATCAGATAGCCATCGTGGATTCCGGAGGCGCTGGGCGCCGGGTAAATATTGAACGGCGATACCCGCTCTACTTCCTTGACTAGATCATCCTTGACCTGCACAGTCCACGCCCCGGTTTGGTCCTTTACCCACTTCAATCTCGGCTTGCGCCGGATGACAGGACCCTTGAGTATCGCTGCGGGAAATGTTGTTATGTCGTCGATGAAGTCGGACAGAGCCTCCATCCAACCGCCTTCGATCAGCTCGTCTTCTATCTTGTCTGACATCATGTCCGCGGACGTTTGCGCTTGCGCACGCAGTTCGGCCAGGGCTTCTGACTTGAGCTCTGCCATCATGTTCAGAACTTGAGATTGTTCAGGGTGCTGGCCGCCGTTCTCTTGCATGAACTCAGCGATCAGCTGCTGTGATTTGGTCACCAGCCCTTCTAGGATGTCTGGGTTTAGATCGGGCAAAGGAGTCGGAGATATAACCCAAGGTTTGTCAGCATCACTGCCCATGAGAACGTCACGAAGCCAGCTGCCGGCTGCTCTAGCCTTCGTGGATGTGATACCCATGTAAATTTCCGACCCACCTTGTTGCTTGATCACAGACAGTATTTCAGGGTCGTACTCGTTCCGTCTCGCACGCACATTGCGCTGCATGCGGACTTCGACTGTGTTTTCCTTGGCTATCCTAGCTGCAGTCCAGCACTTACGGATATGCCCCGCTATACCCCGGAGAACTGGAGCATCCTGGGCCTTTTGGGCTTCCGAATGCTCCTCCGCGATCATCTGTTGTACAGATTTGATAGTGACAATGCCGCCCACGGATGCGGTTCCGGTGGGTCTTGCGACCAGGTTGGGAACTGAGTCTTGTATTTGTGGTTGCGAGCCTTGTAAACCTAGCATAGAGGTTGCTCCCTATGCGCGACTGGCATATCTGGCCAATAACGGTTACCTTTCCTACTGTTGTCTGATCCTGGCAGCACCATCAAATTGTGGGAAACATGTAGGCCACACACTATCCCCCCTTGCAGCGGCACGATGTGGTCTACATGATGCTTGATGCCTGTGAACCGAGTGGCTTCAACTGCTGATTTGTAAATCTTCACTATTGAGGCTATATCCGACCACGCTGGAGTAGCCTGCAGCTTTGTTGATTTTCTTTTCGCGCCAGTTGCTGCCCTCATATGCGGGTTTTCTCTGCGCCATCTAGCTTGTTGCGCTGAAGCTTTTTCAAAATTCAGATGTCTCCAGACAGCTGATTTCTCGGAGAACACCTCTTTGTTTGCAGCATAGTATTTAGCTGCGTATTCAACTGCCTTTTCTTTGTTCAGTGCGCGGTACTTGGCGCCGTCTTTTGCTATTTTTTCTGGGTTTGCCTTGCGATACGCCTGTCCTCTCTTCGCTATGCTATCGAGATTTTTCAGTCTGTAGTCATCCTGTAGCTTGTTGCAGCAACATTTGCATGTGTGCCGTAACCCGTCCTTAGAGGACGCCTTCTTCGAGAACTCCGAAAGCTCCTTTTCCTCCCCGCATTTTGTACATGTTTTCATCCTTGCTTTATATCACATTTATGTCTTGTGATCAAGTCTTGTCTTACCATGCATGTGTAGCGGGTTTTATCTCTCGTCTTTGTATTGTGTTTGTAGGTGCGCCGTATATGGAGCCGGCGTTAGCGTGTAAACAGAGATACATTAAACTGTCGGACAAATCACTGTGGGGATGGCTTTTTTCTGGTGTTGTGTCCGTTTCTCCCTTGGTATTTGTTTTGTACCTGTATTTTCCTCGTAGGGCTTGTATGAGAGGCTTGCATCCTACCGGGCACAGCAAAATGGAGCTCTTGCCCTCCACCGTCCTGGTCAGGTAGTAATCCACTGAGGCAATTCGGGCTGCCAGGGCATTGGTTTTTGCTGTGGTTATCTGAAGACCTTCTGTACGGTAGATATCCACGATCGTCTTCTCATCGGTTTGTTGACGCTGGTTACACGCAGGGTCAGCAATAAGTTGAACCTTGAACCCAGGGTACTTCCTGGCCAGCAGAGGCTTCAGCCTCTCGCGGCAAAACCGCAGGGCGCCCAATCCTTCTGCGAAAATAGCGTCATAAACCACCACCCTGCCGTTGAAATCCACCTGCCCAAGCACCGCTGCTGGCGACAGTCCATTGTCAATCCCGACCCACAGCGTCCCATTCAAGGCCGAAGGCTTGAGTTCTTCCTTGGCCACATGGGTTTCTGTGTCGAACGCTCTGAAAACAGGCTGCCCGGCCAGCGATTTACCCATCTTCGACCGGACGTATACGTCTATCCAGTCCTCTGTTTTTCCATGGCATAGGTTCTCGTAGTAATTTTCCGGTAGGTTCTCCAGGTTCTCGGCTTCCGGAGACAGCGCTGACGGCTGGATGAATACTTCGGTATTTTCTGGCGGATTTTCAATGAGTTCCTGCCAGTATGTGTCCCCATCCGGCGGATTTGTGGACGCCCTCAAGCCGAAATTCGGAGTACCATCCTCTTTGTACGGGCCACCATCCTTCTTGCTTGGGTATCGTCCTACCCGCCCTGAAGCAGCCTGCCATATCTCCGGGTTAATCTCCCGGGCCTCATCGAAACAAATGACCGACGCCTCCACAGATAGCAGCTTCTTAACGTCTTCGGCGGTATCCAATGGTCTGAACCATACCTCACACTCCACGTCGTCAAACCGCATGGTGAAGACCTTGTTCGTGCGGGCATAGTCCCCCGCCGTATGCTCAGGAAACCATGTAAACCAAGACTTTAGCGATGTATCTTGAAGCTGAGCGTAAGTGTTCCGGACTATCACCGCCCTGAACCTGCGTATGCCTTCCGGCCCCTTTCTCTGCTCCCTAGCCATTTTGGGTATGTCGAACAGCAACCCCGTGGTTTTTCCGGAGCCGACAGGTCCCATGATAATCTTGGCAAAAGCACTGGATTTCAAGAACTTACCGACTGTCGGCGGCGGAGTGTAGTCGATGTGCATTACTCGTTCATCGCCTCTTCATCCAGGGTTTGCCGCATCAGTCGGGATAGCATGTAGCACAAAGGCTCCCCCTTGCTATCTCTGGGGTCTATGTCGACGATCTCAAACAGCTTCAGCAGGCAATGCACAAACTCGTGTGCCAGTGTGGACGCTCTATTGCCGTAAACCAAGAACCACACCTGGCCTTCATTGCCCTCTATGTAGATGTACCTACCACTGGTGAGCTCGTTGTCGTGATATGGATACTTGACTCCGCACAGCTGCTTGTATTTTTTCCTCAGCTCTTTGAGTTTATTGAACACAAACACCGTTCCTGGGTACGGAGTCAACGAGAGTTCTTTCATTCCTTGTACTCCAAATCGTTTGAGATCAAATATTCCGGAACCGGTCCGAGATCGTCGTGCTCGATGACCTGGGCCTCTACGACTTTTTCCGCGGGTTTTCCGTCCAGGTGGATGCTTATGCTGAACCCCGGTCCTGCGGCCACTGCTGCGTTGTTTTGGGGCTCCAGACGGCCTAATTTCGCCGCGGTTTGATAAATGCTGAGCAGCACAGGTGTTGTGGTTAGGGGGTCTCCTATGCGTCCGGCAAGCTCTGTGAGTGCCATGTCTGCCACTGCCTGGGCTCTGTGGATGTGCAACTGCCCGGTTTTTTCGAGTTCTGACCGACGCTCGTTGACGAGTACCTGAAACCGCTTGTCCTCCCGGCACTGAGTAGCGAAAGCCTCGTCGTACCCATACCTTGAAAACACGACAAAAAACTCATCCTTACCGATCGCGATCTCGTCATAGAGACCAACCGGGAGGTGGGCTATGGTCTTCAGAGAGGTCAATCCTCATCCCTCTCAAGTACTTCAAAGAACTGTGAGAACACCCAGGTGACACCCATAGCCACGATCGCCGCCAGAACCGAGAGTCCCAACAGTCCGAGAATTACGTCATGCATCATGTACTCGCTGATCTGCACCATTACACAGCCCTCACAAACTTTGTTTGCCTCCCACCATCACTCCTCGCGCTCCTGAACCATGTCTTGCACGTCATGCAGCTGAATTTTTGATACCTATACGTCAAACCTGTGTAGTACCCACGCTTTTGGATGTGGTCACCCCCACAAGATGGGCATATGTCCTTGTCTGCTTCGTACAGAGCTACGTTCGGATGGCCCTTGATCCAAGGTAGAAGCTTCCGGTAGAGCTTTTCCATCTCCAGCACGTCCTGGATGTTGTACTTTTTCATGGTTTCCCATGATTTCGGGTCGCCTTTCATGCACCCAATCCAGGTTTTAAACCCTCCGGTGTCTGCCTTCTCGCCCAATTCCAGGGCTCCCAGCACGTACTGCAGCTTATTGCTCAAGAACCTGAAGTTTTGACGCATCGTCGACAGCAGGTCTATCTGCTTGAACGGGCTTGTAGGCGCAAATCCATGCTCCAGGAACTCTCGCTGGAGGTGTTTGATGTCAAAGGACTTTCCGTTGTAGTGAACCACCGCATCTGCCTCGTCCAGTAGCTTGTGAATCTTACCCAGCATCTGTATTGGTTTTCTCTGCTGTCTGGACGCGAAATGTATTTTAGGGTCATGCAGCCACTTGGCTGCCCACGACAGGATTTTCGTATGCTCGATTACCTGGTCTATAGAGATGTTTTGGTTGAATAACCCCCAGGAATACACGATGTTTGGGGAGGTTTCGATATCCAGCAACAGGATTCGGATGCCAGCAGGCCGTATTGGGGTGGGCAATTGTGACCTTGTACTGTTTCCTGTATTGTGTGTTGCGAGTATTACATGTGTAAGTTGTTGTGTCAATAGTACTTGTATGCGTATTGCGTTGTCTTGTTTACAGTAGTGTGGTAATTTGGGAAAAATTTTCCTAGATATGACAAATGCATGCCACAAAAACAGAATTTTCTGTAAGAGGCTTAGGTAGGACGGACGGCGGGGGTCGGGTGCCTTGGTCCCTGGGTGGGGGGTCTAGGTCAGATAGGCGACAAGAAAACTAGAGTGTAGGAAACGAATTTGATTGGCGGGGATGTGCCTTCCCGGTGCGAAATAACACGAATTAGGGCCAGCGGGATAGGGAAGGGCTGCCAGAAAAGCATCTAATGCATAGTACGGGTAACAGGAACCACCTTTAGAGTGACTACCAGGTCTAAGCGCTGCCGAGCAGGTAATGAATTACTGTACGCGGGTCCGATGAACGTGTCGGGGTTTGACTGAGTTCAGCAGTGGCTGAATAGATTGACTGGCTTAACCAGTCGAGACTTGCCGGATTAGCGACCCGGCATTTCACCGTAGCCTAGCGAACTACGGTGTTTCTCTATGGGGTTTCTAACGAGACTTCATAGTCAAACTAATCTAACTCACTGGAGCATAAAACCATGGCAACACAAAAATTATCACTCGCTGAAGAGTCCACAAAAACCCTGAACGCTAAAATTGACTTGCTAGGTAAAAAACATGCAGCATGGCGGGATGATGTCCAGATTGTCCTGGCGCTTTGCGCGAGGAATGCTTTTGCCCACAATAACGTGGATGGATTCACCCGGCTGGTTGGGGTTCTCGGTGGTGCCGACATGAAGGCTATCATAACTTGGGTTGAAAAATATTCGCCGGCCATATGGCAGAAAAAGGATGTGAAGTTCCGGTTTAACAAGTCTTTTGAAGGCGACTTCGATATCGAATACCTCATGCAGCAAAAATGGTGGGAACATGCTACTAAACCACAAAATATATCTTCTGTGTTTGATGTGTTGGAAATCGTGCAGGCCATGCTCAAACGTGCTGAGAAAGAGGTGAATGCCACGACCAATATCAAGCAGGTCATCCACAAGGATTTACTGGATGATGTCAGGGTCGCAGTGACCAAATACGAAGAGGCACAAAAGAAAGTGGCTTAACCCACTGATGAGCGCCGCACGAAACTCCGCAAGGATTAGCGACCCTTGCGGGTCTGGGTTATTAATATGTCTCTGTCATGTTGAGGAGCTTTGCAATCAAGTACTTACAGCATGTTTGAAATTGGAAGTCATGTAAGTCATTGAAAAGTTAACTGCTCAACATGACAACATCATAAATGTGCAATCCGTTGCATAGCCGCATAAAAATCGCGCCAAAGGGGCGGCTCTGAAACCCGCATGGATAGGGCTTTGTAGCAAAGTTGCAGTCCAAAACTCATGACATTGTAATTTGATACAAAGCAGGAATCCAGTATCCATGCGGTTCTCCAGACTTATTTGTTGCAATGTTGCAATGTTTCAGTAGAAAGAGTGTCACTCTATGTTTTTGAAAAATAAATAATTATGAGCCAGGAATTATTTATTTTATTTTCCTGGGGGTGGCTCCACTCTCAAAAAAACTGAAACATTGAAACAATGTCAGTGTCATACCTCTGCAACCCGCATGAATAGGGGCTTCCAGAGGATTTTGATTTGTAGCAGCTCCAACCCTGGCTGATACGCAAATTGCTACAATCCCACCCCAAAACTGAAACATTGCCTGCTTTTTAATCAATTTAAGCATAAAACCATCAAAAAGTTACATAGTAAACCCATAGAAACACATAATTTTCCCATTGACTTTTAGGTAAAACCCATAGATAATTATGGCTACCGATTTTGGTATTCTATGGAGACTTCAATGACAAAACTGATACAAATGCAGGTGTCTGACGATTTGTACGCAGACATACTGGCGAAAGCAAAACCCTTGGATCAGACAGTGCCGGCATTTTGCAGGACAACAATAGCAGCGGTAGTTAGAGGAGTGTCCGCAGCAGTCATACCGCCAGTATCAAATGCTGATACCAAAAACACAAAACAATCAGACACACCTAATCCCGTTGGTCGGCCAAAAGGTAAATCAAAAGCTACCCTGGAACGCGAAGAGAAAGAATGGGAACGTGAGTGGAAGGGTATCGCAGCGGCTGGTGAGCGATGGAAAGCAGCCCGCGCAGCGGAGATGGATACAATGGATGAATTTGATCGCTTAGCGGCGAAGCTGGCAGCTGAAGGCGATGATGAGTCCGACGAGTACGATGAAATGCTGAAGGCGCTGGACGCTGAGGAAGCCGCAAGGAAAGGTGCTAAATGAAAACCTACACCTTGGAGTTCTATATCGCAGATATGGATGCGTGGTACAGAGTAAACATACCCCCGGACTATTTCACAACCCTGGAAGAAGCGCAGACTGAACTGGCAGTTCGCACATTTAGAAACGGACATCAATATAGAGTCGTTGAGGTGCAGAAATGAAAACCTACAGTCTGTGGTACAAGGCGCGCCTCACTCACGAATTCGGACCTTCCAGGCAAGAGCCATATAAATTCACAACCCTGGAAGAAGCACAGACTGAGCTGGCCAAGCGAGTCTTTGAATACGGCTACCAATACGAAATCGTGGAGTCCGAGGAACAGCAGTCATGAATGACCCGCTTGACGCACTAATGCCGGCCAGATATTACGTGGTTGCCTTGATCGGTGGATGGGCTGTCGAAGACAGATTTCCTAATGGCGCAATCATCAGCAGGCACAGCACACTGACTCGTCATGACACCCTCGAAGAAGCAGAGGCCGTAGCCCTGGCACTCAACGCCCTTTCGAAATGAGAAGGTATGTGGTGGTAGAGATCGAGAGGTCTCATGTACCCGGAGGCATTGCCGTTGCTCGTGAAGGAGACAACCTGCCTGTAGAAAGTGGAGGCTCCAGTTCGTTTATCCTACTGGACACATTCGAAACCCTCGAAGAAGCCCGAGCTGTTGCCGAAGCCATAGCAGCATTCAAAAACCTACCTATAAGAACCTGGAGTTTGTGATGGACCGGTACGCAAATATGTTTGGGGTGTTCGCAGGCGGCGAGCACTTGTTTGATGTGAACGCAACTTCTATTGCGGAAGCTTACCGCATTGCAGGAGAGCACATGCACAGCTCTCCAATACACGATTGGATGGGTTTCAAACTCGATCCGAAGACAGGGTACATCGTCTAAACCAACATCAAATCACAACAAGGAGTTTGTGATGAGGACGTTCCCCCTAGTGGATCGGTACAAGATACAGGTATGGGTCCACTCTGTATACCAGTGGTTGCCATCGAGTGTTGAGCCTAACGTATTCGACACCTTAGAAGCAGCGCAGGTAGAGATAGTAATCCGCAAGTTCAATGGATCACATTTCGAATACAGAATCATGGACACAGAAACACAAAAACCTGTCAATTCGCAAGAATAAATAACTTGCAACAGCAGTCATCAGTACGTATACTACACAACACTTAACAAGGAATTAATCAATGACAACCGAAGACAACAACGCAAGAGACCAGGCCCGAGCACAACTGGAATCCATCAAGGAAATGGTGGCGGCACTGCATGTGGATTACGACATGCTAGAAGAACTGCGAGAGTTACAGAGAGACAGCATGGCGGGACACATAGCTGAGCTGGAAGAACTGGAGCGCCAGGCCAACGGCTGTGCTGACCAAGAAGAAGCACAACAACAAATCCACGAAGACCCGCTCTCAGTCCAAGTCCGCACTGGGTGGATGGACCCATACGACATGAAGCTCGACCCATCTGAGTTTGAAATCCTACTATGCACCGGAGGCCCAGCGGTGCGAATCATCGGAGACCTGGACGAACACTACCAGCCAGAAAACCCACGTATCCAATACCAGGACTGGGGCACACCATGGACCAACTACCCGATGACAAACTCAGAGCACAAAGCAGTCATAGAATACTGCCAACAGTTTTATTTCGGAGGGTGAGGTGAAAAAGTTCAGAGCTGTAGTTGAGGTTCTAGTTGAGGCAAATGATGACTCAGACGCAAGCGATGGTATAGGGGGTGTTTTGACATGCCAATTGCAGAAGTTCATGCCTGAGTCCTGCTTACTAGACTGGCAGTTCGTGGAGCATTTTGAAGAGACCGATGGTAGCGACTTTACTGAGTGGTGTGAGTATGCGTGAGGTTGAATGCGTCCATTGTGAGATGGTTCACTCATATTATAGCGTCTCAACGCCACCGTCCGACTGCGGAAATTGTGGATACCCACTACATTACCCTAAGGAAAAACAAATGCCAACACAAAGACCACATTACAAAGAAAGAATCGCCCACGCTGAAGGGCATGAGATTCAGTATAGGCAAGACGACCAAGACACTTGGGAGGACACAGAAGAGCCTGCTTGGTGTGAGGAACTCCAATACCGCGTCAAGCCTGAGACAAAGCCTGATGTTGTTGTGGAGGCAAATGCGGAACGATTCAATTGCATGTATTACACAAGCAGCGAAATTACAAACCTACGCATCACATTCGACGGCGAAACCGGCGCTCTTAAATCAGCGGAAGTGATTCAGCAGTCATGAGTAAGCCGGCAGCACCTTGGGGAGTTTTTAGAGGTCCTTGGACGGGGGCTGTCTACATTGGAGATTGCCGCTTCTTCAATCAAG